ACCAGTCTTACCGGAGCCTGAACGAAGCCACCGCAGGCTTCCGGGATGATGTTTATGCCGGGCGAGTACATTACCTGAGAAATCCTGTCCTGACATATGCGGTATCCAATGCGATAGTCCGTACAAATCAGGGCTTAATCAAGATAGATAAAGACGCAACTACAAAGAGGATCGACCCGGTGGATGCAGAGCTGGCGGCGTATAAGCTGGCCCGGTACCACCAGTTTACGAACAGCCTGGAGGATGCAATCGATGCGTTCCTGGCAGAGGAGTGGTGATTATGAAATTCACAAACAGAATCCGGAACGCCATCCGGGCATTTACCAATAACAGCATTGTGATCGGCAGGCGGGATGAGGATGCGCATCTGCTCGAATGGCTCGGAATTGATGACGATCATCTCGGCAAGGGTGAACTGAATGAGGTGACATACTTCACCTGTATGAAAAAGCTCTCCGAGACCATCGGAAAGCTGCCGCTGAAATATTATCAGGAGACTTCTTCCGGACGGTCCCGCGCCGATCCGGATCAGACAGCCTATGTCCTGACGATGCGGCCCAATAACTTTATGACACCGACAACTTTCTGGACGTCGGTCGAGTACAACTGCCAGCACTTCGGAAACGCATATGTCTGGATGAATGAGACTTATAACTGGCAAAACGGTTACCAGTTGCAGGATATCTGGATCATGCCGTCTCAGGATGTAGAGGTCATGATTGACGATGCCGGAATCTTCGGTAAGAAGAATGCAGACATTTACTACTCATATACGGATCGCTATACGCATGAATCTTATGTGTTCGCAAGCCGGAAGATTATGCACTTCAAAACCTGGCTGACGCTTGATGGGATCACCGGCGAGCCTGTCCGGAATATCCTGAAACATCAGATATCCGGTGCGCTGGAGTCCCAGAAGTACATGAACAACCTGTATTCGCAGGGTATGACTGCATCGATGGCGCTGCAGTATACATCCGACCTGGACGAAGCGAAAGTAAAAGCCCTGCAGAACAAGTTTCAGAAGTACCTGACCGGTCCGAAGAATGCCGGCAAGGTCGTGCCAATCCCGTTAGGCCTCACATTGACGCCTCTGAACATCAAGCTGACAGATGCACAGTTCTTTGAGCTGAAGAAATACAGCGCCCTGCAGATTGCGGCGGCGTTTGGTATTAAGCCGAACCAGATCAATGACTATGAGAAATCAAGTTATGCATCAGCAGAAATGCAGCAGCTGGACTTCCTGCTCGACACGATCATGCCGCGGCTGAAGCTCTACGAGGAGGAGATCAACTACAAGGCGCTTGGTCGCAAGGCTATGCTGAAGGATGGATTGTATTTCAAGTTCAACGAAAAGGCGCTCCTGAGGACCGACAGTAGGACTCAGGCCGATATCCTGACGGCCTATGTCAACAACGCAATCTACACACCGAACGAGGCGAGGGATTACCTGGACAAAGAACATAAGCCTGAAGGTGATATCCTGGTCGCGAACGGTAACTATATCCCACTGTCTGATGTTGGGAAACAGTACGGTGTGGGAGGAGGTGAAGATAATGAGTAAGATCATCAATATCCGCGGCGATATTGTCACTGATGATCTGGCATGGATTTATGATTGGTTCGGCGAGCCTTATACCAGCCCGACACAGATCGAGTCGCAGCTGAATGAAGCTATTGACGCCGAAGATGATGTGGTGGTTCGGATCAATTCCGGAGGCGGTTATGTCTCTGCTGGAATGGAGATCTACAGTCTCCTGCATGGTCTCGATGTTACTGTCGAGATTACCGGAATCGCGGCATCGGCTGCAGGGGTGATTGCTGAAGCTGGTAAGACAGTCAAAATGCATCCGGTCAGTATGATTATGATCCATAACGTATCCGGCAATTTCTCCGGAGACTATCACGATATGAAGCACGCGTCCGGCGTACTCCAGGACATGAATGCAGCAATGGCGTCTGCTTTTGTGGAGAAATCCGGAAAGCCTCTGGACGAGATCCTGCAGATCATGGACAAGGAGACCTGGCTGACAGCTGAAAAAGCTGTTGAGTATGGTTTTGCTGACGAGGTTATCACTGCGGATTCGGACATGACGAATGCCATTGAAGGGGGACTGTCAATCACTCCTGAGATGATTGCCCAGGCAAAAGCCGAAAAGGCGATCAGGGACAAGGAACTTGCGGAACGGGCAAAGGAAAAGGCGAAGCTGGAACTTGCCCTTGCGCTTTATTAACATACAACATCAAATACTATCGAAAAGGAGATAGAGCTATGAAAATCAAAGAGCTTATGGAAGCGATTAACGCGAAAAAGGTTGAGCTGAAGGGCTACCTGGACGCTGACGACATTGAGAAGGCAAAAGCCTGCAAGGCTGAGCTGGACACCATGCAGGAGAAGCTGAACCTTCTGCTTGACATGGAAGAGAAAGAGGAGGATACCGCGAGAAACAAGGAAGGCGCAAAGCCGACAAAAAAGAATGCCATCCACGAGTTTGCCGAGGCTGCAAGACACCATTTTGTCAACATGAACAATGAGGGCACTCCGGCTGACGGCGGTTATACTGTTCCGGAAGACATCATGACCCAGATCAATAAATTCCGTGAGGCACGTTTCAGCCTTGCGTCTCTTGTTGACACTGAGAAAGTCTCCACCATGAGCGGCCGCAGGACCTACCAGACCCGTGCGCAGCATACTGGTTTTACCCTGGTGGCTGAGGGCGGTAAGATCGGTGCCAAGAACGGTCCGCAGTTCACTCCGATCAACTACACCATCAAGAAGTATGCCGGATACCTGCCGGTGACCAATGAGCTGCTTGCCGATTCCGACGCCAATATCACCAACGTGCTGATTGAGTGGCTCGGCGAGGAAGATGTTGCGACCAGGAACGCAATTGTCCTGGATAAGATCGCCCAGAAGACTGCGACTCCGATGACAGGCCTTGACGATGTCAAGAAGGCAATCAACAAGACGCTTGGCCAGGCATTTGCCGCGACCTCCGCGATCGTCACGAACGATGACGGCTTCAACTGGCTCGATACCCTGAAGGTATCCGCGAATTCCAACGAGTACCTGCTGAAGCCGGCACAGGATCAGACCAATCCGATCAAGTATTATCTTGCAGTCGGTGCCCGTCAGGTTCCGGTTGTCGTTGTTCCGAACAGCGTGCTTGCTTCCCAGGATAACGCAAGCGACAACACTAAGATTGATACTCCGCTCATCATCGGCGACCTGAAGGAATACTGCAAGATCTTTGACCGCGCACAGCTGTCTATCATAACATCCAACGTTGCTGCAGTCGGGTCCGGAGCAAGTGCTATCAATGCTTTCGAGGAAGACCTGACCATCTTCCGCGGCATCGAGCGTCTGGATTGCGTTGTCAAGGATGCGAGCGCCATCGTAAACGGTGCGATCACCCTGTCAAAAAACTGATTAACCTCGTAGCTGAAGCCGACACGGACGGCAATGGTCTGTATAGCGCCGAGGAGCTTAATGCTCTGACGAAAGCGCAGATTGCGGACCTTGCCTCCGGGCTGGGGTACGAGGGTATCAGCACAAACCTGACAAAGGCACAGATGATTGAGGCATTCCTGACGGCGCAGGGAGGTGATTGATCATGATTACTGACCCGGATGTGATAAAGGGTTACCTGCGCATTGATGAAGAGGAGGATATCAATCTGTACATCGAGGCCGCTGAGGAATATTATGAAGCGGCTGTCGGGCGGGCACCATCCTCTGATCGAAAACGCAGTATTCTATGCATTTGCGCAATTACCCAGGAGTTTTACGATCACCGCACCATGATCTCGCCTGATCCGGCCAAAGACCGTCTGACGCATGTCATCCAGTCCATGCTGGATCAGGACAGGCTTGAGCAGATTATAGACGACGGAGGTGATTCGGATGAGGGTTGATCCCGGGGAACTTGACCAGAGGATCCGTATCATCCGGCACTATACCGGCATGGAAAACGGATACCCGGTTGAAGGCGTGGAAACAGTCCGCAGCTGCTGGGCGAAAGCAGTGCCGGAAAAAGGATCTGAATTTGCTCAGAATGAGCGCGAAGCCGGTGAGGAAAGCATCCGCTTCCTGATCCGGTGCGGCGACATATCAACAATCAACCGCACAATGCAGGTGGAATTCTCCGGAGGGACATATGAAATCAATTATGTCCGTCCATATATCCGTGCCGGATACGCGGAAATCATGGCAATGAGGAGAACATAATGGCCAGCTTTGAGATCAATATGGTTGGCGAAGATGCTCTGCTGAAAATGCTTACGTCACTGGAGAACAGCGACCAGACGCATCCACGGATCATCAACGCCGCTGCCGGTCCATTGGAGAGCGCCTTGAAGGCCGAGAGCAACCGCCACATGCGTACCGGAGCTATGGCGGGAAGTATTAAGGCTACCGATGCGAAGAAGGCGCCAAAAAGCGGAGATTATTATACGGTTGTCCGTGCGACCGGTAAGGATAATCAGTCGATAGGCCCGGATGGAAAGCAGCGTACAAGGAAAAAGGCCGTCCGCAACATGGCGAAGATGGCTTACATCCAGTACGGCACATCCAGGATGGGACAGGATCCGATCATTGAGCGTGCTGTGCAGTCATCCCGCAACGATGTTCTTGCCGCGATGCAGTCGGAATACAATAAGATTTTATCAGAGGGAGGCGGTTAAATGGACGAGCTATTCAATAAGCTGGTATCTGCTGCCGCCTCGATCAATATTCCGGCGGATGCGGTTGCGGACGGCATGTATTACGGCACGGATGAGCGCTATGTTGTAGTACAGATCATGATATCGCCGACCTTCTGGGGAAACGATAGTCCGCTGGTTGACAGATATTCATTTTATTTCGATGTTTATATCCCGATCAAAGAACAGTACCGTGCATGGGTAGCAGCCCTTCGCCGGAAACTGGAAGAGCTCGGGATGAATGAAGTCAATTACCAGGGCCAGGAACAGGACACGGAAGCAGATAAGCGCTGTGTGATGTTTAACGG